ATAACGAGAGTTAAAGAAATCGACATACGACTCAGGCAGTAGGCCATCTTTGCCCCCGTCCTTGGTAATGAATGTTTCAAGCGGTTGGTATTTCACTTTCTTCATATCAAACCCAATGTTCTTGGAGTAGATATCTTGGCACTCATCAATCACGATTAGGGCGCCAATCGGACACCAACAAAAGAAGTGCGTCCAAAGAAAGACTCCGGCTTCATCCCTCGATGAGATCCGCAGCAGTTTAGTGGTGGAGGGGAACTTGCAATCGAAGCGTTTCTCGATGGACGCGATGGTTTCCATGCCCTCGATATTGGTGACCACCACACGGCCTGCTTTGAGCGCTTCATAAATAACAAAGTAGGCGGTGTAAGCCGATTTATAAGAGCCGTTTGCTCCAGTACGAATAGTGATGGCCATTAGCGTGTCATCCTCATAACAAAGCCAGTGGTAAAGAAGTTGGCAAGAATGGCAAGCCCTTGGGGAATGCCAAACTTGTAAGCGTAGAAACGAAGTTCAGAAGGCAACAGGTTGAACGCGGTTTTCAGCGCATCATTGAAGCCGATTTCTTGAAGTAGGATTCGAGCGGAGTTGTACGACAGTTTGATGAACTCAATTTGGCTCATCAGCGTCATCTTTAAGATGAACAACTGCACGTAAGAAAAGAGATCTAACATCATCTGAGGGATGCCAAAGATGAAGTCCGTGAAGAACTGGAACTGTTCAGCGCTCCAATTCAGAAAAGAGTGCAATGCATCCATTAGCTATTCCCCAACATACGTAGTCCAGCAATCACACAGATGAAAATAATGACCGCATAGATAAGTTCGCTATTGTCCAAGAGCGCATCGAGCACACCAGACTTAAAAGATTGTTCGCCACCGTTCACGAATAAGTCCAAACGATGTTCAACGTATTCGCCCTGGTCAAACTCCGAGATATCGACAGACAGTAACGACTTGAATTCATTGAGCTGAGTGGCGTATTCGGTTTTAAGGTTTTCAATATCGGTGTTGATGGCTGAGAACGCATCTTCACTGAATAAGAAATTGGATTGGAAAGTGTCGGAAGCGGTTGGGGTGGTGAACGTCCCTTGGCCTAGCTTATCGATAGAATCAGAAATGCCCTTGAGAGAATCCGCGATGGCCTGAGAGCCGTTGCCATCCGTTGGAGTACCGCCAGAAGACACCCCATCCAATTTATCTGCTAGACCATCAATCTTGACGGTTAAATCAGAAGATAGAGAATCAAGCCTATCTTTGTTCTCAGTGATTGCTAAGTAATTGGTATACAAATCCTCTGTATTGCCATAATTGCGTCGAGCCATTACTAGAACTTCACCCATTTCTCTATCAAGGACTTCAACTCTATTATTAGTATCTCTAGTAATAGAGTTGATATTGCTATTAAAGTTATAATTCTTTCGAACCTTTGAATAAATAGAATCAAACCAATCTTCATTCGAATAGGACAACCCATCAAGACGAGAAATTATGCTACTTTCAGCACCCTCAACCTTATCCTTAACCTGATTAGAAAATTGCGAATATTGGGCATAAGTAATATCACTAACCTTTTCAATAGAACCACTCACACCGCGAGCAAGAATCTTTAAATCATTTTTACTGACACCATTCAAAGCAAAGCCCTCAACGGCATAAACTAACTTTTGATTAGTATCTGCGACCTTTGCCGTTTGGTCGGCCAACGTAAAAAGCCCTGAGCAATTATTGATACCACCGCCACAAGTAACCTCAATTTTCACATCCTCAGCTTTTGTAATTTCATCAACATAAGGATCAAGTGCATCAGGAACACCATTACCGTTGTTATCAGCATTATCACCGTTATCAACATCAGGTTCGGGATCGACCCCATTGGGAATACCATCACCATCAAAATCTTCTTCAACGTCAGGAATACCATTCATATTGGCATCACCCTCAAAGGGAAAAGGCAAAGGTTCGTCACCAAAGAAACGGCCTCGTTCTGAGTAAGGGCAACTCTCGCCAGTGTGTCTAAACACTCCTGTCCAATATTGATCATTATTCGGAGCATCCACTTGAACCGCACCCGTTAGCTTCATTTCACATGCCACTTGGCCATCCGCTGACCCTCGGCAATATCGGTTTGGTTCATCCCCATAAACATAAGCGTCCCAATGAACGGTGCGATTAAGATCTTTAAAAATGACGCATGACGATACACACACTCCGCCTTGGTCGACTTCACCAGAGGGACAATCTACCGCGTACGATTGAGTCATAAAGACAAGGCATGAAACCATCAAAAAGAGTAGGGCGACAAAGGCATTGATTATCGACTTCATACATCACCTTGGTATAAAAAAGCCCCCGTTAGGAGGCGTTGATTCCGGTATAAATACCGTAGATAAAGGAGGAGGCCATCACCAAGCCGAGTAGGATGGTGATGACTTCTGACACCAATTGCGCCATTAGTTACGCATTGCACTTACGATGGAATACATACCGAAACCAACCGCAGCCATGCCAATCACACCCACGACAACCAGACCGTAGTTAGATTGACCGTCTGCAATTGCAGTGTTTAGAGCTGTAGTCACCGCACTGTCTTCAGCAAACGCAGCAGAAGAAGCAATCAGTGTTGTAGTAGCCAGAAGTAGACGTTTCATAATTAGATTTCCTAAAGTTTAGTTATAAAAGTTAAACACTTAGCGTCTGCCAAGCGCTTTGAGTATTCGTCCTAGTGCGTGACCAGAAACGAATGAGAATAGAATCCAACCTGTCACCGTGGTGTAGATTTGCGAATCAATGGTGAGTTGAAAGTCGCTGTTAGCGGTCGCAGGTTGAGACTCTAAAAAGTAATAATTCGTTTGAGATTCCAAGAACTCGGCTGTTACTGATACTGCCCAATCACAATTGCTCTTGTTGGTACTCACGATATTGGACGTGTTGTACTCCAAGATGATTGTGGAATTTGCCCCATCAAAAGAGAGAAGCTTGGCGCAGTACCCTGTAACAAATGCCATGGTTTAAGCCTTGAGTGATGCTTGGAAGTGCTTTTTGATTTCATCATCGACTGGTTCAAGCTTGTTCACCAAAATGTCTAAAGGATCATTTGGGTTAGCACCAAAACTCAATTCGTATTCGCGGTTGGCCACGAACGCACGCGATTGGATAAGCTGACGGGCGTAGTCCACGTCGATTTTCAGTGCTTGTTTGTTGTAGGGAATGTCGGTCGAGAAGCCGATGCCCGTTTGTTGGAACTTTTCGTTATCGACTTCTTCCACGGCACGAAGTACCGCCAGTTCTGCGAATTCCATTCCCGATTTAGGAAAGCGTTTAATAGAGATCCCAGTTATTGTAGGCATATTCTTGACTCCAAAATTTCGACTTTTTGTCTGGTGTATTCGTCGGGAACGCCCAACGAGGTTTCAAAATTGGCACGTCGATGATGTGTAGGGATGAGCATTCCAAATGCTTCTCCTAAGTCACCATCTGTCATGGCCACGATTTCAGATAAGGCTTTTCCACATTGGCGACGAACCCAAGCAATACGAGCCATGAACTCTAAACCGGCTTTTTTCTTGTTGAGTTCAAGCTTCATTGGTTCAGCTGGGTCGATACTGGCCGCGAAGTCGCAAAGGCCTGCGAACGCAGAAGCAGGAGAGGCCATCAATGACACGTCACACTTCTTAAGCTCGACTTCATTGCGATACCAAATGACTTCGGGGTCGGTGATCTTCTGCTCGAATTTCTTGTTGTAGATACGCCAGTAAATCGCAGACGTACGAGAGCCAACCAAGACCGCTTCTTCTGATAGTTCACCGGTTTGGGAAACGCGCTTATGAGGAACCATTGTCGGACCACGACCACGAGAAGCAGTGCGAAATGCTCCCTCATAAAAACATTTCTCAGCGTACTTACAGTCAAAGTTGCCCGTGTAATCATCGACACATAAATCCAAGCGGGCGAGGCGAGTGATACCTAGACAAGAGGCCAACCACCAATGGATTTTTTCATGGGTCGTAAACTCAAACAGCTTCTTGCAGCCTGTACCGTTTACTTGAACAAATACGGTGTCATTGTTGCCACCGATACCAACCAATCCACATTCAACCGTTCCGGTAGAATCCAAAATCACCATCGAATCTTGATAACCATGCAGACCACGGCCACGCATCGGAGATAGACGGAAGTTAAAGACTTTCGACATGAACTCATCGAACCTATGGGATAAAACCTTACGACATTTGTTACGGTGTAACTCGATAGATTTCTCTATTGCAGCCGGTGAATCTTGCTGACCGTCAACGCGAACCTTTTTAAATTCAGGGAATTGCAAGTTGATAAAGTCTTGGTCGTTAGAACTGTCCAAGTGTCGAAGCGAACCATACGAAAATGAAAACGCTAAGTGATCAACTTGAACCGGACGAACTTCATCATGGAACTTGTGAGGTTTTTTAGATGGCATGGAACACGCCCTTAACCAAAAGCTCTTGGTAGTTGTCATCCGTGATTTCGATGAGCTGAAATGAAACCATGCCGTAATGCACATCGAGGAACTGGAAGAAGTCGCGTTGCGTCTTAAAGAAATTATGACCCCAAGGAAAATACACGTTAATGCCATGATTGGGTTCGTTGTCGAAGTAGATGGAATCCATGACTAGCGCACCAAATCGTAGAACGCGCAGAACTGTTCAAGCTCTTGGTCATCATCAAAGGTAAAAGTAAAAGCGTCACTGCAAGAAGCTTGAGAACTGGCAAAGGAAACAGTATGGAAAAGTTCTTCGCCAATAGTGCGTTGACTGAACTCAAGCTCACTGGCCAAGAACTCAAAACACAATTCCAATGGTGAGTGATGAATCGAGACGGCCGCGTGTGTGAAATCTGGGTAGCTATAGAAGCAAACTGTGTCAGATTTTAAAATTTGACCGTATTCAATAGGTTCAATTGTAAACATAAAGGCCACCTTGACGAGATTAGTATGACTGACCAAGTGAGCTATAAGCGTCAAGGGCGAACAGCCCAAGCTTAGCCAGTCAAATTTGGTTCCTAATCAGACTACGGATAGGTAATCTGAGTGGGTTTGAATCTGTTGGTGAGGATTATAGGCACGATTAACTGTGCCTGTTAAGCACGGAAAATCATGCCTAATCAGCTAGAATAAAGGCAAAGGGAGAATTCGATATGTATCAAAATGAGCTGTTAGATGCCTATAAAAAGGCGAAAAACTACGTACAAGATAAGCAGATTGCACATGATTTGAATTTACCAAGACAGAGAATCGGTGAAATGCGTAAAGGAACACGCTATATATCTGATTCAGAAGCAGTTTTTCTTGCAGAGAATTCAGGAATTGACCCAGAGATTGCATTGGTCGGATGCCATGTAGATCGAAACGAAAATCCAGAGATTAAACAGTTATGGGAACACATAGCAAAAAAGTGCAACGGGCTAGGATTAAAAGCAATTTCAATGACTTGCGCGGGATTTGCATTGATGGTGATCACACCAAATAAAGCTCTAGCTCAGTGCGTATTATGTATATTATGTTAA